TAATGGAAGAAATAAATAAAATATTAGACGAGGTATTTGCCTCTGTCTTTAAAGAGAAATGGGAGGATAGAGAATATAAATGGCTATAAATTTAAAATCACTATCCAAGCCATCAGGTCAGCGACCAATAATCGCCACCTTATTTGGTGAAGGCGGAATGGGTAAAACTACTCTAGCCTCTATGTTTCCAAAGCCTGTAATTATTCGTACAGAAGACGGAACTGCATCGCTCATAGGAAATGAAAACGTAAGTTTGTTTCCATTGGCAACTTCATCTGATGATGTATTTGATGCAATTGAGGTTTTAGCTACAGAGAAGCATGAGTTTAAAACTCTTGTAATAGATAGCATCACTCAGCTTGCGAGTTTGATCGAAAGTGAAATTGTGGAAGCTGATCCTAAAGCTAAATCTATTTCACAAGCTGGAGGTGGATATGGAGCTGGTTATGGTCAGGCATCTGAACGACACGCACAGATCAGAGAGTGGGCAGGATCTCTAGCCTATGAAACTGGAATGAACATAATTTTCATTGGTCATGCAGACACCGAGACATTGGATCTACCAGACATGGATTCATACGCAAGATACTGTGTGAGGATGCACAAGAAGAGCATTCCACATTATACGGATAATGTTGACTTAGTTGGGTTAATCCGACTGAAGACATTTACTCGCGGAGATGGCGACAAGAAGCGCGCCATTTCTACAGGTGAACGTGAGATCATGTGCTTTCCACAGGCATCATCAGTCACCAAAAATCGGTTCAACATTACTGAACCACTGCCATTTACACTTGATGGCGGCAATCCATTTTCACAATTTGTAGCAGAGTAGGAGAACTCACATGGACTTAAACGGATTTAACGCGCTCGACATCGAGCCAGCAACAACTAACCAACCAATCCCAGCAGATTGGTACAAAGCTGTAATTTCTAACACTGAGCAGAAGGCAACTAAAGCTGGAACTGGCTCATACTTAGAACTCACAATTGACGTGATCGAAGGATCATATCAAGGCAGAAAAATTTGGGATCGACTAAACTTACAGAACCCAAACCAAACTGCGGTTGAGATTGCACAACGTAATCTATCGAGCATTTGTCGTGCCGTTGGTGTTAACAACCCAAAGGATAGTGTTGAGTTATGTGACAAGCCACTGATGGTCAAAGTTGCAGTCAAAGCGGCTGATGGTCAGTACGATGCCACTAACGAAGTTAAAGGTTACGATGCGGCAGGTGGAGCTACGGCTACTGCATCACCTGTAGTTGCAACTGCGAGTGCATCTACACCACCTTGGAAGAAGTAACGTCTACCTCTGGATCGGCTCCGCGTGAGCCGATTTACTAGATAGATGGAGAAGCCAATGAAACTTGAGCAATACATGACGCCAGAAACAGTTCGCCTCATTTACGAGAAATATCAACAGAAACGAAAGAATGAGCATCGACCTCACTTGGGTGGATCTCAAATTGGCAATGAATGTAGTCGCGCACTTTGGTATCAGTTTAGGCACGCATGGACGCCAGACTTCTCTGGGAGAATACTTCGATTGTTTGAGACAGGTGATCGTGAAGAAGATCGCGTTGTATCTAACCTAAGAGATATTGGTGTAGAGATTTGGGAAGTAGATCCAGAAACTGGCAAGCAAGTTAGATTTACAGAATGTGGTGGTCACTTCGCATTGTCTCTGGATGGCGTAGGTCTTGGTTTTCCTGAGAGCAGTAAGCCACACACACTTGAATTTAAAACTATGAACACCAGAAGTTTTAAAGATATCGAGAAGAAGGGATTGCAGAAAAGCAAGCCTATCTATTGGGCGCAATGCCAGATTGGTATGCACTTAGCTGAATTAGAGAACTGCTACTTCTTTGCAGTTTGCAAGGAGACTGACGCTATTTACGCAGAACGTCTAAAGCTAGATAAGTCTGAGGCCATGCAACTTATCGAGAAGGCAAATAAAATTATATTTGCAGAGACGCCACCATCCAAATTAAATGAAGATGCAAGTTTTTGGCAATGCAAGTTCTGTCCGTATTGGGCTGTATGTCATGGATGCAAAATACCAGAAGTTAGTTGTAGGACTTGTAGCCATGTGACCCCAGAGAAAGATGGCACTTGGAGTTGCGCCAAAGGCAAGCCCACAGTTACCTGTGATGAACATCTATACATCCCACAAATCATGCCAAAAGATTTGGTGGTGCATGATGCTGGTGATGACTTTGTTGAATATGAAGATCAAGACACTGGCGAGATTATTAAGAACAAGGGGAACAGCCAAGCTATTTTTGATGGCAGAATGAAATGATAGAAGACACGATAGTAAGAGAGGCTGTATTAGAAGACATAAAATATGTTGTCAGCCTCAGTAAAAAAGAAAGTTTGAGTTTAGGATTTATTCCAAAGATGGCGTATGAATCTGCGATTACAGGAATCAAAACTGGCAAGAGATGGTCACCTGTCTGTAATGACAAACTATTTGTGTGTACTGTTAACGATGACCTTGTTGGATTTTGCCTAGCTAGTTTTGGTAAAAGAAATGCAATCTACCGCAAGGGAAAGATAGCTCAGATTTGCCTACAAGAAGACGCCAGAAAATTTGAGAGGGGCAAACTGCTTTTAAACATAGTTGTCAATTGGGGTAAGTCTATTGGGACTTTATCTTTTGATGCAGGTTGTGCTGACGATCTGGAAAGTAATTTCTTTTGGCAAGCTATGGGTTGGGAGATTGCAGGATCTCGTAAGGGTATTGGACACAAAAACACTTGGGTTCAAACAAGCAAACGCAAAATCAATATATATAACTACGATCCCAATTGGCTGAGTGGATTAATAATAGGAGACGTTAAATGACATTTACCCTTAGAGACTACCAAAAAGAAGCAATAGATGGGCTGTACAGCTACTGGGCAAGCCAGTCAGGGGATAATCCACTAATCGTTGCGCCTACAGGTTCTGGGAAGACTGCAATCATCGCACAACTGATTTCAGACGCCATGAGCTACCACGGCACGAGAGTTATGGTTGTAACGCACGTTAGAGAGCTTTTGGAGCAAGGTGCTTCAGGATTGGTCAAACTGTACCCACAGGCTGATTTTTGCTTCTACAGCGCGTCTGTGGGTGAGAAGCGACTAGATAAACCTATTATATTTGCAGGGATACAAAGTGTATGGGAGAGAGCCTACGAGATCGTCCCTGCAATTGATTTGATCTTAATCGATGAAGCTCACATGCTACCCAAGAATGAAGGCACTCGATACAACAAATTTATAGCTGACATGAAGAGTTGCAATCCAGATGTTAAAGTTGTTGGACTGACTGCCACTCCATACCGATTAGACAGTGGATACTTGCACAAAGGCGAGGGAGCTATCTTTGATGGAATTGCACATGACATATCTGTTGAGATGCTTATGGAGCAAGGTTACCTGTCTCCTGTAATATCCAAAGGCGGAATTAAACAGATCGACCTGACAAATGTCAAGAAGCGTGGTGGTGAATTTATCGAGAGCCAATTGGCTACTGCCGCATCAGATCCAGAGTTGGTTGCGTCTACAGTCGCAGAGATCGTTGACTTGGGATCAGATAGGAAAAGTTGGTTGGTGTTTAGTTCTGGGGTCAACCACGCACGAATGTTGTCAGATGAATTTGAGTTTCACAATATATCAGTTGGAGTTGTCACTGGATCAGATGGAAAGAAAACCAGAGATCAGACAATTGCTGACTTTAAATCTGGCAAAATAAAATGCCTGATCAATGTAAACGTACTGACCACTGGATTTGATCATCCCTCTGTAGATCTCGTCGCGTTGGTTAGAGCTACAGCATCAACTGGATTGTATGTGCAAATGGTTGGACGTGGCACTAGAATTGCAGATGGCAAAGAAAATTGCCTGATATTAGATTATGGTCAAAATGTTGAGCGTCACGGATTTATCGATAAGGTTAAGCCAAAAGATAAAATGAGTGGTGGCGATGGCGAAGCTCCAGTTAAGACATGCGAGAAATGCCAGACGATGGTTCACGCCGCCGCTCAAGTTTGTCCTGAGTGTGGATTTCAGTTTCCACCGCCTATGCTTAATCACAGTTCAAGTTCATACCGAGGTGCTATGTTATCATCTCAAGTGGAATCCGAGTGGGTTGATGTCGATAGTGTATGGTATTCAAGACATAAGAAAGATGGAAAGCCAGACAGTGTGAAGGTGACTTACCATTGTGGAATGATGGCAAACTCTGAGTGGCTGTGTCCAGATCATGGTGGATACGCCGCCAGTCGTTATAGATCCAGAAAGCCTTTGCTAAACTCAACGGCAGATACAACAGATGAAGCTCTGGACGAATCAAGTTCTTGGATAACACCTAGTCGCATAAAAGTTAAACCATCATCTCACAATCCAAAATACAAAGAGATTGTGGAATTTGATTATACACAAGTGGAGAAGAAACATGAGACGCAAACGCAAAACTCGGACTACTACGATTGGACTGGTGAAGATATCCCCTTCTGAGCATGACGAGCAAGTTGGATTTATCAATTGGTTTCGATCTAAGTATCCAGACGTTTTGATCTTTGCAATTCCCAATGGTGAGAAGAGAGCCATTAGCGTTGCCAAGCGATTAAAAGCTGAAGGTGTAGTTCGAGGTGTACCAGATTTATATGTTCCTACTTGGAACCTGTGGATTGAAATGAAGCGAGTGTCAGGTGGAAGACTTTCGCCTGATCAGAAGGCAATGATAAATTATTTAGAAAATATTGGAAATACAGTTATCATAGGGAAAGGGGCAAGTGATGC